TCTTCTGAATCTTCTTTAGCCATTCCTGATTCCTCAGTTATTGGCCCACCAGTAATCCATGCTTCACAAGTTCTCTTGGAAGCACACTTAAAGTCAAACGCTTCGCAGTAACCTAAGTCACCAGCATCAATCACTTCCCAAGCGTCCATTTCCTCGCCATTGGCCTCAAGACCTGACTCAATGCAAGCCAACATCTTAGGGGTTTGGATAAATGCAGCGCAATTGCCACAGCGAGACTTTTTAGCTTGATCTGGGGAGTTTCTCCAAGCACGAGAGAGTTCACGCCAGTAATCCATATTCGGCTCGTTAGGATTCATTGGGCCATAGTTGACCTTATCAATGGCTTTCTGACGATTTTCAAGATTGACCTCTACATCGCCTGTCGCTACTGGACAAGCCTCGCCTTTTTTCTCTTGGCTTTGTATCTCAATTTCAATCTTTACCGATGGCTCTAGTAGTCCAGACATAACAGTCCTCAAGGAGTTTTAACCATTATCTCACATAAAAAAAGAGGGTACAAGACCCTCTAAAACCTTGGCAACTCAGTAAGGCATTGGTACATCTTGAGGCCATAGACCTAAAGACTTGAGTTTATTGTACGTTCTTATGTGAGCCATAATCCACATTTTTTGACGTTCATCCTTGGATAGTTTATTTCCTTGGTCAAGGTCATAGTGACAGGATTGGCATAAAGCAGCCGTGTACTCGTCACTTGCCTTAATTCCACGACCTTTTCCATGTTGAGACATATTTGAGTGAGCAGCTTGGCATCCGTTATCCATTCCACAGCATTGGCATGGAAGTGAGGCTACATTCCTCAAATGTGTAATGCTACGGAAATATGGGAATTTAGGATATTTCATTTTTCAATTGATACTTTTGTAGTAAATAAGACCAAATTGCACCACCAGAAGTTTTTGCAATAAACTGTAAAGCAACAATTTCAGGCATCAAAACACCAAATGCAATAGTTGGAAAAAGTAAAGAATCTACAGCAGCACCCGCAGTATTTGAGATGTTTGATCTTTTTATCCAAGAGCCTGTAGTTTTTACAAATATAGCCCAATCAACTAAAGCCGCCACCAAGAATGATGTTGCAGAAGCTATTGCAATCATTTCTGAAGCAGGGTTTAGTGCATATGTAATTAAGCCTGTTCCAACAATTAAACAGCCCATTTGCCATGTTTTAAGTCTGACATGAAGCCAATCTCTAAGTGCTAAATCTAGTCCAATTAAGAAAAAAGAATTTATTGGACTAATTGATGGCCCAAATGTAGCCACCAAAAGGTTTGCTGCAACCATCGCCACAGCATATGCAATTAAAGCCAAAATCATAAAAGTGTTTCCTGTTCCATAGGTTGATAAAAATTCCATTGAGATGGTGCGTTAAAGGATTCAATCCTTGATCTCATAACTTGCGCTCTTGCTTCTTTGGTTGGAGGAGGATAATTTCCATGTTTCCAATGAACATCGATTCCTACATTTCTACCAATGTTTGTACTGTCAGCTGACGCAAATGGCAGTTTTGTAAAGATTGCAGGGTCTAGCATCCTCAATCCATGAAGTTTGCAAGATGGTCTTCCCATGTCATCACAGATTACTCGCATGGCTTGACTCATCTTTACCCACCAGTTTGATGTTCCTACAGTAGAAAACTCTCCAGAACTACCAATGCAAACACGAACATATGTATTTGCTAGTTGCTCAAGTCTCTCAAGAGATTCGTGCATATGCCAAACTGGTGCGCCAAACCATGTAGGTAATGGGCAATCTCTAAGCAAAGCATCGTTATCTGCTTCATTTCCATCAATCACATCAGGAATAACAGCAAAATCACACGACGGAACTTTCTTTAGATTTAATGCCCAATCATAGAAAGGCTGCCAGTCTGTAATTGGTTTTCCTGATCGCCAAGCAGAGAAAGCTCCATTATCAATAGCAAAAGATTGACACACTTCAATGGCTGTTGATAACTGGTCTGAGTGTGCAAACGATACAAAAGCATGACCATTCTCAATTGCTTTGACAGCTACTGTTGCAGGAGTTATTGGTAATCCGTGATAGTGAATCATGTTATCTCTACCACCTTATCGCCATGTGATCTTATATAGTCTTTTGTTTTCTGAATGTATCTCTCAAACTCACTTCTTGAGATACTTCCTTGCTGTAGGTCAGCATACTCTATCAGTTCTCTAATTGCCTTAATTCCTTCACCATCTAAACCTATATGCATTGTTTCTTGATAGCGCATAGCGGCTTTATGGAGGCTTGCTTGGGCTTTCTCACAGATAGGTAGCACCTCTGGGCCTACTCCGTTCTTTCCCATCATTTCAGATAGGTTTAGAACATCTACCAGTGTTCGCCAGTCAGCGATAGTTCCTGAACCCTTGGTTATTGCTTCCAGAGCTGAATACTCAAGAAGTCTGAGTTTGTCCAACCTCTCCCTGTGGGTTATTGAGGCTCCCACTATTGCGTGAGTGATCGGATCGATCAGATTCCACATCTTGCGCTTCGTTCTTTTTCTCATTATCTTTTCCGAAAATGGCGTTCCATCGGTTTGCGTATTCTTCGTTAGTTACTGAGAATTTTCTTGGAGTAGAACCTTTGCCCATTGTCTTCCTTATCTTGGTTGTTACATCTATGTCTATTTGCGGCTTGTAATGCCTCAAAAGCCCATTTACAGTTAGTGCATACCCAATATGGAGGGTTGTTAGGTGCGTCCCTTTTTTGTTCAAGCATCTTGTTGTCCTTTAAATTTCAATCCATGCAAAACCATTGCTTCTTTAACAAATTGCAATCCTTTTACGCCTAGATTTGGAATTCGTCTTACTTCTCGTTCTGTCCAGTTGCAAAGATCTTGTTTCATTAAGATATTCTCTGACACTAAACATCGGTGATACCTAATCGGCAAATCAAGGTCTTTAATGTCAGAGTTTTGCTGTTTGTGTTGCATCTCTTGTTCTTTTTGCCACTCTCTCAAAATACGCTCACGATGCTCAAGCATTTCTACAGCCATACGATAAGAAGTTTGAGCCATGGCAAAAGGATTTGTAACTCCCATTTTTTCAATTAATGCTTGCATTGCGTTTACCGCAAAATGATCTAGTATTTCTGTTTTTGTCATTTTTTCATATTCCTTACAAATGTTGAAAATGACTCAGCAGTAGTGCCAAATGCCTTCATTTTGTCAAACTCTTTGGCAACTTCCTCAAGGACATGATTTCTTTGTGATGGAGATACATAAATGTCAAAGTGGTAAGGCTGACCTAAGTCTTTTAGGATTTGCTTTCCAAGATTGCTTTGTCTTTCAACATCGTTAAATGCTTCGTCTTCCTCTTTTGTCCATTCAGTCATAGTTCTTATCCTTGAGTTTGGCTTTTGGCTCATGCGTGCAGGCTTCTTCATAATCCAACACATCCTGAATGCGGTAACGAATCAAACCGCCCAGCTTTAGGTATCGACAGCCCTTCTTGAGTGATCTGTCGCGCTCCAAGGTAGCCTCGCTAATCTTCCAACGAAAGGCGAGTTCTTCTTGCGTCATCAGTTGTTCTGTTGTGGTCATTGTGGCTCCCGATGGACAATCACAGACGCTCCAGCTTCAGGGTCTGTGTAGCTGGTTTCTGGTTCACACCAGCAAGGTGATCCGTCCGTTATGTGCTGTCGCTGTGTTTCGTTCTTCTCATGTAGCGGCTCACTCACGATGCGTCCGCACAATCGGCAGTCACGGTGGTATTGGCCGTCGTAAATCCAGCCTTTGCGTGGCAATGGGTGTCCAAACTTTTCGCAAAGCCACCAGCCCAATCGGATGTACCATTGTTGGTTCATGTGTTCTTCTCCTTGAGTTTGGCTTCAATGGCTCGGGCAATGTCAATACGATGCTGATCCCAAGGAACTGTGTAGTCAACACTACGCCACGCCTTGTCAATTTCCTCATCTGTCAGCCCACCCCATTTGTTTTGCTTCTCTGCCTCCGAGATGGCTTGGTCAAGTGCATAAATGTTCTTTCGTAACATTTTTGCCCATTGGTCACACGCAGGGATGTTGTCCAAGTCCGTATTTAAATTCCAAACAAAAGCGTTTCTTGCTTGTCGCATTACTTCAATGCTCATGCTTCCCCCTTAATGCCGTGTGCGGCTTCGATGGCTCGGGCAAAACTACCTCTGTCAAACCATTCGCGTCCATCTTTAGCAAATTTTTCGTGATTTCGGGCTTCCGTGTAAATCTCTTCATCCGTCAGCGGCTTGCGCTGTGGTGGGGTGGTGACAAGTTCCCAGTCACGATTTCGCCATTCCCACTCAGCCCCGCAGATGCAGTGAAGTTCTGAAAAGATTGGCGAACCAGAAGTATTTTGTTGGTTCGCCAATTGCTCCCTTTTAAGTTCGCCATAGTTCCATACCGCTTCCCCAAGTTGCGCCTCGGTTTTGGTCAGCCATTGCTCCAATTCGTCACGCTGTTTTTTCAACTCATAAAGTCCGTACAAACTGGCTTTCATGGATTCGATTTCAGCGGCACGGATACGGGCCAGTGCATTGGCTTTGCCGAGTAGGTCATGCAGTCTGCGCAATTCATCATTGACAGGCTCATCCTTCGCTTCTAGTGCGGCTTTAATGGCGGTGATGGCTTCTTCTTTGAGTCCTTGAGGACGCCATTCATCAGTCCATCCCAACGCCTCCAATGCAAGGCGTAATGCTTCGTTCTGCGTCATAGGTATTGCCCCATTTGGTTTAAACTTGTTTTGTAGGCTTTAGCCATGATTGCTGACTTTGCCAACGTGGGCATTACCTTGTTGTTTTCTACATCAGACAAGTAAGATTTTGCACAGCCAATTTTTTTGGCCATTTTTTCTAACGACATATCAGTTTGGCAAAGCCGTAGCCCTCTTAAATATTCACCAAGGGTTACTTTTTCATCCAATGCAAGGCGTAATGCTTCGTCTTTAGTCATACTGGCGCGTCCTCAAAATTGTCAGGGTTAAACTTGGGCACGTTAGCGCCCTTGTCCTTGGGGTTTGGAAAAGGTGGGAATGGCCACATTATTTAAGTTCCTCCATTGCAATATCAGATATGGCGCGCTTGTCGTGCAAAGCCGCCCAAATTTTTTCATCTATTGTTTTGCTAGTCAGTAGGATGTAGCACCACACAGGGTGTTGTTGCCCGCTGCGGTGCAAACGACCAATGGTCTGTTCGTACAATTCCAGACTCCACGGCAAAGACAGAAACACCATGTGACAGCCGCCGTGCTGTAAGTTAAGCCCGTGGCCGGCTGACTTTGGATGGACGGCCAGCAACCTGACTTTTCCACCATTCCATCGCTTGATGGCATCGGTGTCGTCAAGGGTCGTGACGTTAAAGCGCCGCTTGAGTTCGGCAAGTTCTTCTTGGTAGTTGTAGGCGATGATAGTGTTGGCATGCTGGTTCTCGTTTAACAATTCTTCAAGGCGTTCAAACTTGTGCATGCTGTACCAGACAGGCTTTTGAACGGTCGTGAACTTGCCCGGCGACTCTGACGGCGTGCTGGTCGTGTCGTACACAAAACCTGACGCCAGTTGTTGTAGCTTGCCCGTGACAACGGCGGCGTTGACGGCCGTGATGCCCTCCAGCACAAAGTCCTTCTTCATCGTGTTGTACGGCGTCAAATCCATCGTGCAGGCCAGTTCAACAGTATGCAAAGGCGGCAACTTATCCTTATACTCACCTGCCTCCAAGACAAATGTGGCAGGCTTAATCACGTTCATTACCTTTTCAAGCGATCCCACTCTGGGCGCCCATTCGCCAAACTCTTTGTTGATAAGCACAAAATACGTCTGCATGAACGCGCCTTTGCTGCGGCCAAGCAATGATTGGTCGACGATCTTGCACTGGCCAAACACGTCCTCAAGGCCGTTGCTGGTAAATGAGCCGGTCAAGCCCCAGCGCGTTGTCATGGGGTCAACCACTTTGAGAAACGCTTTGAAGCGCGTGCCTGATGGGTTCTTCAGGCGTGTCAGTTCATCAAACACCACGCCGTCAAAATTTAATTTTTGTTCAGCCAACCACTGCAAGTTGTCGTAGTTGGTCACGACCACTTGGGCGTTGCTTTTAAGGGCGTCCAAGCGCTGCTTAGGTGTGCCCACGCACAGAGCCATGCTGATGCGATCTGCCCACTTGGGGCGCTCGACTGGCCACACGTCGGTACAGACGCGCTTAGGCGCCAGCACCAGCCAACGCTTAACGTGGCCGTCGCGGAGCATCTCCCACATGGCCGTCAAAGTGATCGCCGTCTTGCCCGCACCCACTGGCGCCAAGATCATGGCGCGGTCATGCTCAAAGAGAAAGTCAGCGGCTGTCTCTTGATACGGTCGCAGTTTCATTTGCGCTCTCGAATGGCTTGGTCAACCCGATTTGCAAGACCACGATCGGCGCCAAGCAGCGCAATTCCTGCCCTGTATGCACACGCCTCACGCTCATGCTGTGCTACTAGTTTGGCAAATTCTCTTAGTGCATAGTGCTGACCTTCGGATGGATAAGGCAAGAACTCATTTATCAATTTGGTTAATTCATCTTGTGTCATGTGTCAATTCCCAATCCATAACTACGTTCTCTAATCCACTCATCAACTTGTTCCTTAGTCCATAAACACGCATAGTTCTGGCGCAGTAGCGCCATCTCTGTCTGAAATAGTTTTTGCAGTTCTGACAATCTGCCGCCTTTGGTTTTCAATTCCACAAACCAAGTTTGGCCATCGGGTAAACACGCAATACGATCAGCGACACCTTTGCGTCCGGGCGAAGTAAACTTCCAAGTCCGGCCACCGATGCGCTGCACCGCCCAATCAAAATAAACTTCAATTTCTTTTTCTCGCATGCCGTGAAGTATACATGTAAAAAAGATTTGCACAACAATTATTTCTGTGCTAACATTCAAGTTCAACTCAGTAAAGGAAAGTATGCTTCACTCAAATATCGTCGGCGGCTCCACAGCCAAGCGCGTCATCAACTGCCCCGGTAGTGTGGCGCTGGTGCAGAAAATGCCGCCAAAACCTTCCAGCAAATACGCAGATGAAGGTACACTTCTACATAACGTGATGGCCGAGTTAATGATGGGTGATGAAAGCCCTGAGCATTACCTTGGCGCGCGCTATGAAGATCAAGTTCTCACGCAAGAATTGATCGACACTAAAATCAAACCAGCTTTGGAAGCGTTAGATGCGATTGATCCCAAACGAGTCATGGAAATCGAAGCCGAAACCCGTGTCAATTTTGGGGATCTGCTACCTGATGTTTTTGGTTCCACTGATCTTATTGGTCGTCTTGGTAGCCGCGCCGTTGTACTTGATTGGAAGTTCGGTGATGGCGTTATGGTCGAGGTTAAAGAAAACCCTCAACTGATGTTCTACGCGGCGGCCGCGATGCGCACGCCAGAGGCGCAGTGGGCGTTTGAAGGCGTCACTGAGATTGAGTGCGTCATTGTGCAACCGCCTGAAGTGCGCCGCTGGGTGACAACGCCTGAGCGTATCGCTGAGTTTGAATTAAAGTTGGTGCAGGCAGTCAAGCAAGCACAGAAACCTGACGCCAAGCTGGCGGTGGGCGATCACTGCAAGTGGTGCGCAGCCAAGCCTATTTGCCCCTTGATGACCGGCGCAGTTGACCGCGCATTGAAGGTGCAGATTGACGCCCTGCCAGCGCCGCAGATCAGCCAGTATTTAAAAACTGCTGATATGTTAGAAGATTGGATCAAAGACTTGCGCGGCTTGGCATTGCAGATGCTTGAGTCCGGCGCCAAGTTACCCGAATACAAACTGGTGGCTAAGCGTGCCATCCGGTCATGGTCAGACGACGAGAAAGCAAAAGTCGCTTTGTTTGCGTATGGCCTTACAGAATCTGAAGTGATGGAGACTTCTGTCGTCTCCCCCGCCAAGGCCGAAAAGGCGCTCAAAAAGCGCAAGATCGGCCTACCGGAAGACCTAGTGGTCGCCATTTCTTCAGGTAACACTT